TCTGTCGTCTTGGTGAAGGTGATCGCCTCATCGAGCGACTCGTCTTCCTGGGTCGGCTCAGGTAGCTACGGACGCGGCTTCTTCAGCACAATGTCGGCAGCAGGATTGAATAGCGAACGCCTGATCGAGTTGACCAGCCAACGTCCATTGATGACCCCGAGGTTCTCGAGCATCACGACGCTGCCAGGAGGGGCTGCCCAGCGATCGGTGAAGGCGCGAATTCTGACCTCGGCGTTGTGCTCGCCCGTGTCGTACTTGAAGTCCAGCGAGAGCATATACGGCTCGTACTCACTAGAGATCAGTACGCGAGGCTTGCTCCTGAACAGATAGGGCTCGCTGACGTAGTAGAACTCTCCCGCAACAACGAATCTGCGCCAGTTGACCTCATCTGCAAGACGACCAGCTGCTTCCCAAGAGTCCTCTCTCTTTGCGATCTTGGTGCCGCCGCCGATGGTGCTGGTGAACTGCCCACGTGTGAACTGGAAGTCCGCGCCAGTGCCTCCTAGGAACAGGGAGCCATCTTCTGTCGCGATCACTTCCTGATTCTTGCTGTCCGGCCCACGGTTGTAGACAGTCTGGTCGTCGCCCTCGAGCCCGTACTTCCTGACTGTGTTGGACGCCTCCGTGAACCAGAGCGCGTACCGATCGGGATGAGCCGAACGTTGCACAGCCTGGCAGAGTTCACCATGCGGCATATTCGGATTGTCCTTGTAGACCTTCAGTGCAGCATTGTAGAAGAGCTCTGCCGAGTACTCGGGGATCATCAATCGCAGAGGCTCTAGCGGATCTCCCCAGCCCTGACTTGGGCGCTGCTGGAATAGACCGATGCTGTCACGGTCTCCGCCTGACAACGCTCTCGCCGTGCTCTCAACAGTGATCGTCATGATGGCGCAGAGCAGAAGCTTCTTGGGAACCTTCATCTTGATCCCTTGATTGAGCACTCTAGAGATATTCTCCTTCTGAGTGGCGTCAGCCTGCACATTCTTGACAGTGATCAGTGTCCCTGGAGCGAAGCCAGACTTCCGATCCTTATCGTCCTCCTGCTCCTTGTCGTCTGAAGGAAGAGTGATGTTGGCTGGGAGCTCAGCCTCTGGCTGCTTGACGCTGCCGAGTTCGGGGCAACGGAAGGGAATGTTGACTTCCTTGACCTCACGAACCATCTCGCGAATGAACTTCGGTCGAGTGGTCGTCCCCCAGGCAGCTGACTTCGGCTTGTCGTACTTGCGAAGAAGGTATACCTCGCGATCTTCCCAGGTGAGTGTGAGGAAGTCACCTGACTTCTCCACCCTCACCAACGCGAACCACAGACCGTCGATCTCTGTGTAGACGTCAGAGGCGAGGTAGGGACTGTTCATCAGGACTCGATCGCGATCGAGCAGCTGAATGGTGAAGGTACTGGCCCCTTCGATCGTTCGCTCCACATAGGCGTCAACGACAGCCTCGAGCACCCATTCGCTAGCGTACCCCTTGAGGGAGAGATTGAGCGAGCGAAGTTCGATGTCGCCTGAGACAGCGTGCAGCTGGCTCTTCTGGAGCTTGTTCTTGCGTTCGGGACTGCTCACCCTGGAAGCCTTATGACTCTGCCGGTGCCGATCTCAGCTGCCGGATCGCGGATGTTGTTGGCATTGGCGATTGAGCGCCAACTCTCGATGTCCCTTATCTCGCGACCAGCGATGGTCAGGACGGTATCGCCTTCCTTGGCCACAACGGTCTTCTTCGTCGAGCTCTTGTTGCCGTCATTCTTCGCCTGGGTCTTCGACTTGGCGGCAGCACGCTTCGATGCCTTCTGCTCACGCAGCCTGTCTTCCTTGACATAGCGCGTAAGAGTGACTGTGACATTCTGACGCACTCTACGACCCTCGCTGTTGCGCAGAGCGTCTTGCCAATCGAGTCTGGTGATCACCCAGGGAAGACCGGGCCACATGATCATGGGACTCTGAATGCTGACGACCGGAGGCTCCTCGCCCTCAACCGGAGGAAGAGCCATGCGCTCGAGCGCCTTGCAGTCTAGCTCGATCGGGTTCATCCCCTTGACTCCATCGAAGATGAGGTCGACTGTCATCTGGAAAGGATCACGACCTGTCCAGAGAGTGACTGACTGGCGACGAGGACGCTTCACGTTCTCCCAGCCACCATATCCGTCAGTCATCTTCGGACCCTCGGGACCAACCCGACACACGAATGAGATAGGTGGATCAGTTGTGTAGAACTTGATCTGCGTAGCGTTCACCTGCGAGCCCTCACTTCAAGACGGAAGTCTGCGTTGGCCTCTGCGATCGTTCTCTTGTCGACCTGGAGATATACCGGCGTGGAGAAGATCGAGACCTCGTACTCCGGCATACTCATCGACGGCGAGGTAGCGTCTACAGGTAGCACGCTGGCGCGCAGAGCGCGGCCCAGATCAGGTAGAGGCACCACGGTGGCCCCCTGGCCCATCCACATAAGTTCTGGCCCCTGCTCGCCTACCAGGGACCACCCTGCACCCCTCGTAATACCGCCCTGTGCCTGGCCCACTATCCCCTTGGCGAGACTCCATCCTCCACGAGCGATGTCAAGCCCACTCGGTCCCTTGATCTTGTCGAGGAACCCCTGTCCAGGCATCTTGAATTTGATCGCGAATTCGATCGGCTTCTTGGCCATGTTGTACATCCAGACAACGAAATCCTTAATCCTGCCAAACCAGCCGACCAGAAGCTTAGCCCCCTCGATCGTCGCAATGATCGGTCCAAGAAAGGTAGCCAGTAGTGCGAAACGAAGCCAGCCCCAGTTGCTCCTGATCCAAGCAACTGTTCTGTCTACTAGATCGTGGAATGCCTTCCATTTCAAGTAGAGAATGGCAAGGGCTGCAATGGCGAGAATTGCCCAGCCAACAGGATTTGTTGCCAAGAACATGATCATTGAGACAGCCGCTGCCCTGATCGCGACTGCGAGGCCGCGATATCCCCAGACGAGCAAGAAATTCGTGAGGGCCGCCGAGCGTGTGACAACGGCTAGCCGAATGAGTGCCGCTATTACGCTTGCTCTGATGACGCCACCAAGTCTTACGAACATAGCGATCAGTGCGGCTCCTGCTCGTGTCGAGGAGAAGAAGAGTAAGGGAAGCAAGAGCAGCTGACGACCAAGGATGAACAGGGCGTAAATGAGTCCACGACCGGCAAGGTTTGTCAGGAACACGAGCTTCATCACCAGATACATTCGGTAGAATACACCGATAAGTCTGGCGAGTCCAGGAGCCAGTCCTGCGATCACACCCCAGAAGCCGAAGATCTGCAGCGCCGTTCTAGTTCCAAGAGTAAGAGCCTTGATGTTCCGAAGCATACGCAGCAGCAGACCGCCAAAGAACAGCAGCTTCGCTGTCGTCCAGACTCTAATCATCCACAGGCGCGTCAGCGTCAGATACACGATGAGAGCCGCGAGCGCATACTTGAGGATGGACGAGTTCTGGGCAGCGAATAGCATCGCGTGTCCCAGGAGGTAGAAGAGCGGGATGAGGATCGGTGCAAGGATATCGCTCGAGAGCTTGAGGGCAGGGATGATGGTCTGCGTTAGGACGAGTCCGAGTGCTGTTCCAGCAGTCATCAGCAGCCACCAGACTGCTACGAGCTTGCCGCTAGCCCCGACCATCTGGTCCAAGCGAGCCACCATCGCTGTGAACCCCTTGTTCTTCATGACCTTGTCGAGGATCTTCAGCCGATATTCGACTGTCCGGAGCTCGCGTCTGAACAGCTGGAAGGGGCGAAGCAGGATTCGCCCGAAGAGCCGCTGGCTGTAGTCAGAGATCGTGGTCAGCCGTCCCTGAACCGTCTTCTGTAGCGCGGCACTAGCACCCTTGAACTTCGGGTCTGTCTCGAGCCCACGAATGATTGCCTCGATTCCGTAGTCGGCGCGTAGTCGCAATCGACCGATCTGAGCGATCTGATCCTGGGTGAGCCCAAGCTGCTCCATGAGATATCGGGTGGCAGGAACTCCAGCTTCCTGAAGCTGGCGGAGCTCTTCAGCGAACACCCTTCCCTTTGTCCGCATCTGCCCGAGCGCACGAGTGATGCGCTCAATGACAGTAACGTCTCCGCCGAACCCTGCCACCACGTCTGCGAAAGTCTTGAGGTAACGATTCGTCTCGTTGAGAGAGAATCCGTAGTTCAGCAGCTGACGGGCAGCCATCTGGATATTCTGGAAGTCAAACGGAGTCGTAGCAGCTAGTTGGAACAGTGTCTCTATCTCTTGTCTTGCCAGCCTAGAGCTTCCTAGAAGCACGGTGAACGAGACCCGTGCCGTCTCCATCAGCATGTTGAAGCGGAATCCGAGAAACCCTACGGCCGTCGCCGCCGCGCCGATTGCGAGTGTGAACCCGTAAACGACGCGGCGGATCGTGAACAGCGCCTGGTTCATCAGCCAGGTCTTCTTCGACGTCTCGTCCTGAGTCTTACCCAGGTGCGCGGACCTCTTGTCGATGTGGTCGATCGACGCCGCTACTGCACTCGCGTCGGCCTGGAACTTCCGACGGTCCTGCATCCATACCCGGATACCTACCCACTCGTCAGCGGACATGCGTCTCCTACTTCATCTTGATCGAGCCCCAGATCTTGGACGCGATCATGGTTGCGAGGTTTTGATCCCTCTTCTGCATCAGGGAGATGAGCTTCACCGAGACCGCCTGCATCGCCATTCGCTCGTCCTGATCCTCTGACTTCAAGAATGCGATCGGATCAAGTCCAGCGAACGCGAGTTGGGCGGCCACGGCTATCGACTCATCTCCCTCTAGGAGTCCCCCAGGAGCTCCTCATCGGCGTCGCGACTAGTATCCATGAACCATCGCTGGAGCTTCACAGCGTGGCCCGAGATCATCGTGTCGCTGTCTCCGAAGAGGCCTCGGAGGACTTGGCGTGCAGCGACCGCCTCGAAACCGAGGAAGTCAGCGAGTTCTTTCTCGTACCCGAGCGGCATGCCCCGCTTGTTCGGGTCGAATGGGATCGCTGCTCCATCCTCGCGAATGAGATACAGGCCGCCACACGCCTCGATCAGTGTGTCAATCGCGATGTTCATGCCGCGACGCACCTTGTCCTTGTCCTTCTTGCTCCTGTTCGCAATGCTCTCGATCTCCTTGGCCGTCATCATCCGGTACTCAGCGGCCAACCCAATCTCGTCGTAGCCGGGGATCGAGATGAAACACGTCGTGTTCTCGAGAAGTTCCTGTCTACGAGCCTTGATCTGGTCAATCAGACTCTGAGGAATCTCTTCCTCAACGACGGTGACGTCAGTCTTGACGTCATCCTCCTCTAGCTCGAGTTCGTGCTCTGACATGCCTGCTCCCTTCAGGTTGTTACGAGATCACCGGCGGCGAGTTCGGCGAGATGACGAGCTCGATGAATGCCGGATCAGTGGACTCGGAGTCGACCTCGGGCGGGGTCAGAGTCTTGAGCTTGCCCCGGTAGACGATTGGTGCTCCGAAAGTGTTGCCGTCGACATCGAGGATATGATGGGCCACGATGCACTCGGCCCGACCGACCCAGCTGATCAGAGCCTGGGTCTTCAGGTTGTTGTGCTGGTACAGACGAGTGAGCGTGACGTCTCCGGTCGTCTTCGTCCCGCCGAGCGAGATCTGATCGACCATGCCACCCGGCTTGTACTTGTAGTCCTCGGAGTCGACCTCTCCGCCTGTCTTCTTGTCCCAGACACCGTAGTCGACCCAGTTCCCGTTGCTCGGGTTCTGGACCTTCAGCGTGACGCGGGCGGTGTCCTGACGTGTCGGATGCTCGAACGACATTTACGCCACCGCCCTTTCCAGACTGAGCAGTTCTTCGACCATGGGATCACTGCCTGTCCTCCATTCGCGAAGACGATGGCAGTTGGAGCAGAGAACGTCGCACTTCTCGAGCTCAGCAGTAATCTCGAGCCACGACAGCTGAGTCCAAGAGCCGCCTCCTCTGTTTCCACGTCTGAGCTTCGGATTCTTTTCAGACGCCTCACGATGATGCAGATCGAGGATCGCCGGATGACTGGTCTCGCACTCAGCGCAGCCATGGTCGACCTTGTACTGAAGAATGAAGACTTTCTTCCTCTTCTCGAGATTGCGCTGCGGAGACCTAGTTTCGCTGAGAGCATTCATGCGACCGCCTCCGTGATCGCACGCTTGACGAATAGCAGCCGGATGAACTCCGCGAAGGGAGCCATCCTGACCGAGACGACCGCGTGCAGTTCGAGGTTTGCCAGGGTCTGTGGAGTGTTCACTTGCGGACCGACATCGACGTAGAACGCCTCGTCAGGCGTCTCTCCGAACAGCGAGCCCTGGTTGTAGAAGTCCAGACACATCGCCGTCAGCGATGCCTTGACGTCCTGGAGGGTGTACCCACGACCATCGATCTGGTCGAACAGGAACCCCTCGAGGATATTCAGCCCCTCGGCCTGAAGCGCCATCCGGAGACGGCTGTTGCCGAAGTTGATCCAGGCAGGTGTGGCCACCGGATCGACAGTCGTGCGCCAGCCGTAGGCTCTGACTCCTCTCGTGCCGAGATTCCGGATGACGTCGACACCGCCAGAGTTCAGCTGATCGCGCTGCTGCGCTGTCAGCGCCGGTGATGCCGAAGTCTCTCCCTGGCTGAGCCCGACAGCGTAGAGCGACTCGCCGTTGTCTCCGGCAGCCGGGACATTCGGTGAGTTGTCTCCATCGCTCCGTCCGATCAGCCCGGCCACGAGAGCGGAAGGAGGCACCGTCCGGGTTGTCCCGCTGGTCAGACCAGGGATGCGGACCCAGGGGTACCACATGCTCGCGTATGAGCCGTTATTG